CGATAAAACATCAGTTCCATTTTCTTTATCTTTAATTTCAATATAGTCCTTGAGCATATCTCTAATGTCTGATTCAGGATCAATATCAGCTAATTCTTTAAACACATCCATTAGCTCGTCGTCGTCAATGATATCTGATAAACTTTCAATGGCGTTAGTTCCGTCTGCACCAACTGGAAAAGGTTGTGCTACTAATTGATTTAATTTTTCAATTGCTGGTGATTGTTTTTCTTCATCATCACTAAAAATATCTTTACGCTCAACTATATTGTTGATAATGTTTTCATATTGTGTAAATTCTTTAACTGCTTTTTCTTTGCTGTGATCGCAGTCACAGGGATCCATACTGCAAATTTCACATTTTTCTTCATTGACTAAATCTTCGATGGTTAGCTCTTTAACTGGAATATCACTTTCATCTACTAATTTAAATATGTACGGAAATACGTTTTTTAATTCTTCGTTAAATGTTTTAATAGTCAATCGATCAATCCAGTCGTTCATTATGTCTTCTGGAATTTCTTTTCTTTGCTGCTCTTCAAAAGATTCTAAAAATTCTTCATAACGAGCTGGACTTTGTAATCCAAAAATTTCTTTTTTAACTTGATCGATGCGTTCATAAACTTTACTACTAATAGAACCCATTGCTTCGCTAACTAGAGGATTGCGATCAACATATCCTTTAAACATGCGAAGTTTACTCAATTCTTCACTTAAACCAATAATATGTTGGCCAATTGGATCATAACTGTTTCCGCCGTGAGCAACGTGTTGGGCTAATGCACGAGCACCGTTAAGATGTTTATAAGGGTATTTGAATCGTTCACCTTGAATGTTTTCAATATAAATTGATTCAATTCTTTGTGTACGGCCTGCTGGGTTATCAAAATTAACAGGTGCGCTGTGTTTAACGATTATTTTGGCATCGCCTAGCTGTTGATAGCTAGTTTTACTAGTGCCAAATAATTTACTTTCGGTCATTTTGCCTTCTCCGATATTGTTTGACATGAACTCATAGTCGCGTTTGTCTAGGTTACTTTTAGATATATCTCTGGTGTCAAAATTTAATACATGCTGTTTAGCAAACTCTCTAAGTTCTTTTAAAAAGTCAAAAAATTTATTTTTTGTATATTCGTCTTGTCCTTCGGGTATATCGTTGCTATAGATTACAACTAATCCGTCATCTTCTGAAATACTTACATCAATATTACCTAAAGATGCGCCATCCTGCACATATTCAAATTTAAAAAAACGTGCTTTTTCCGGTTTATCCGTAACTTTACTATTTTCGTCGCCTAATTTTATCTTAGGGAATTGTGTTCGTATTTTACCGAATAGTTCTTTGGCAATAATATTGAGATTTTTATTCATATTGATATTTATCACATATTTGAAGATATAAAGATCGGCATGGGCATTTCCCAGTCTTCGTCGTCTGCTGCATCACCAGTAGTAATACTGTCAAAAACTCTAATATCCCAATCTCCTAGCACTTGACTTACCCTTACTAGTAACAATAGAGCGCTGACTAGATCGTCTTCTTCGCCGGTTTTAGCTTTAAAACTTACACCCGTTGCTATAAATGCTTTAAGTTCTGAAATTAACGGTTTACTAACAATATGCATTTTACCGCTTTCAACTAGGTATTTTAATCGTGCGCTGGCTGCAATTTTAGTACCGTGTGTAGTATTAAAACCTTTACGGAATTTTCTCACGTGTCCTTTTCTAACAGGCTCGCTAACAAATAACCCAGCAAAGTTTTCTTCGCCAATATCTCTAATACAAACAAGGCCAGCTTCTCCTACAGTATTATTTTCAATACTCCAATATAAATTACCGTTGGCATTGTCGCCCATCTCATCAGAAATGTATTTTAATATTTCTTTTAAGATACGAATTTGCCCTTGTATTGGTGTTAGATTATGCTGCCATTCTGCTACCTGTGTAAAACTTGGTAATTCAAAAACTTCAATAGCTGCTGAATTGCCGCCTGTTCCTAAACTAGGATCTAGTGTAACAACATAGATACTATTAGGATCAATTTTTTTATACCATCTTGTTTGACCCATCCTGTGAATAGGATCTCGACCTTCAAGACCAGCAAGGCATATAGCATTAATTAGTGTTTCGTCGTAGACTAAAAATTCACAATTGTATTCTCGACGAAATCGTTCTTCACCAATACGTCCTCGTTCTTCTGTTGCCCATACATCATCTCTATCAGGGTGTTCGTTCCAATGACAGGTAAATGGAAAGAAGCCGTTAATACCTGTTTCTTGCTCATTACCAAATTCGTCAAATTTTTTGTTAGCTTCTTTCCAAATGGTAGCAAATGTGTCTTCGTCACTGTTAGGAGTTGATGTCATTATACACTTACCACCAGTAGCTAGTGTAGGTGAAATAGAAGTCCAAAATTCATCTGCAATATTAGGCGGAACGAATGCAAACTCGTCACAGTATAGTAAGGATATAGACATACCACGACCAGTATTACCAGTAGTAGTTGTACTGACAATTCTTGAACCGTTGTCAAATTCAATTGAGCCTTTGTTATAATTTACCACACCACAGCGTATGTAATCAGGGCATAGTTCGTAGGCGTATCTAATACGCTGCATAATTTCCTGTGAACCTGTATACTTGTGTGCTGAAATTAAAATAGTTTGATCGGGGTGAAACATCGCATACCATAACAAATATCCGGCAGCACAGGTAGTTTTACCCATCTGGCGTGGCAGCATATTGATGTTGAATCTGTGTCCGTGATATGCATCTAATAATCGTGTTTGAAAATCAAAAGGCTCAAATAACAATTTGCCTTTTACAGGATGCTGAATGTAAAAGAAATTACTACAGAAATAATGATAGCCGTTGTCAAGACTACACTTTAGCAAAGATTCAATTTGCTGTTCTGTGAATGATTCTTTGGTGTGAGCTTTTTTAGTTAGTACACCATCTAAAGATTTACTAGGCATATATCTATTTAACAATAAAAAAGCGGGCAAAAGCCCGCTTTTGGCAAGATCATATTAATTAACGAGATTTTACATCTTGATATAAATGCGATAGTCTTTGTACAAGACTTTCCATTGTTGGCACACCCCTAGGTGCAACACCGTCGTATCGATCACCTTGATCGCTTCGAGCAGCATTTCCGTGCAGATCGTCACCGGTACCAGTAACTGCTTCTGCACCTTGATACATTTCATCTGGCTCGTTAGCAAACTCTTCCTGACTCATTATAGGATTCAGTTTTGAAGGTAACATTTTCTTTACAATAATTTCTGGATCCTGCATGTCATGATCGTGTCCGCCATCTGCATCTTCAATATTCTTTAAAATTGCCATTAGATCTCGAATGCCGCCTGCGCCTGAGCCATTCATACTAACGTTCATGCTAACATTGTCTTGTTGTTTCATCGGTGATGGTGGCATACTCATACCTCCCATTCCGCATTCTTCAACATCGTCTTCTTTAACTTTGTATGTTTGACCATCAACTTCAAATTCGTCTTGGCCAGCATCTCGTGCAGCATCTAAAGCACCGCTAAATGCATTGCCTTCGTTGGGTTCTTCGATCATTGGCTGATCTAGTTCTTGCATTCTTTGTAATAGTTCTTGAAAATTCATAATTGTTCCTTGGTTAAAGATACCTGCGGTTGCTCTACAGTGTTTTCTTCTTGCTCATCAGAGACAGTTAGAAATAAAATTTCTTTTTTTTCTTCCGTTACATCACTAATAGTAAGAAATTCGTTAGACATTATTTTCCTTTGCTGCCTAGTACACTACGAGCAGGGCCTGCTTTTGGCATCTCACTGACCTTTTCTTTAGGCATAGATTTAGCCAATAATTTTTCGTTAACACCTTTGTATTGTGTTGGTTGTGTTTCTTTTCTTGACTTAGCTAGATCTTTTAAGAAACTGCTGACATATTTTTCACCTACTAAATTTTGATTATTAGATTTTTCATAGTCTTTAGTTAATACAGCTTCGCTAGTATCGTTGCATAAATGCTCTTGTTCAATTTCTGCATTAGCTTCTTCAAGCGGTGTACGCACACGAATTGAATTCCTGTTAATGCCTGTTGATGTTGCAATTAATTCTGCAACAATAGCACTAGTTGCTGGATAATCTAGATCAGCTTCAAATACAGTCATTGATGCATTTTTAACATCTGGAAAATCAGGCAACGATGCTTGAATAGGTGCAGATTTACCTTTAGTAAATCTACTTACTTGATATTTTTGTAAGGCAGTTTCCATAACATCTTCGCAATGTTCAGGTAAATCGCCTGCAATTTTAATTTTAAAAGAATACTTTTTTTCTTCTTGGCTTTCTTTTAAGTACTGAGAAAATAATTTCATAGTTTTTGTCCCGATACCTTATTTATGCATATTTTTAAGTTTTTCTATTAGGCTGTTACGATCTGAAACAATAACACCCTCACCTTGGAGAGTAATACCGTCATCTTGTCCAGCTTTTTGATCTAATTGCTGTTTTTTAAGTTGCAATTCAATCATCTTTAATTTTTTATCTATTTTAGCACTTTTTGCATCGATAGCATTTTTAAGCATAGTGCCTGCTACTTCAAAAATACGACCACTATAACGTGCTTCTACATTCATACCTAAATCCATTAAATCGTCATAGGCATCTGTAGCTCTTTGTGCAAGTGCATCAAATTCTGTATCAGCAATATCACCTAAACCTTTAACTTGAGGCAGTGCTGCTGATATCTTATCAAATTCGGATAAATCTCTAAATAGAGCAGGATGCTCTTGTGTTGCAGTTTCTTTAGTAGATTCTTTTTCAGCCTTCCTAACAATTTTCTTGTTTTCGGGCAAATTTAGCAATTCTTCAAGTTTCTTAGTCATACAGTACTTATCCGTTTCTTCCGTTTGAAAATATATCTTGTTCGTTGACTACTCTAAATTTTATACCTTGTGCTTTACACCATGCCTGCGCTGCTCGCCATTTGGCCACATTTCTAGCATATTGGATTTGATTGTTACGATTTTTTCCTACTTTTTCTCTCAGTGTTTGATTTTGTGGTTTTACTTCTATAAGTTCAACGTGCATTTTTCCAGTTTTGTCTACATATTGAATAAAAAAATCCGGTACGTATATTGTCTGTTTGCCAGTTATAGGACAACGATAAGGAATTGAAATTGCTTCACTAGCCCATTTTTGTATTGCCGGATGCGTGTCGCATGTCCGCATGAAAGTAAATTCCCAGCTGCTTCTATACGTTGGTTTTTTGTTGCCTACATATTTTTCTGGGTTTAATATTGAATATTTTC